TAATTGCACAACCAAGTGCTAACAGCACATTCTTTGCACAGAGTGTTGTGTTGGTATGTGAAAATCACGCCAGCGGAGCGTGGGGTATAATGCTTAATAGACCTAGCACCACAACAACAGTGGGTGATATTGCAAAGTCACTTAACATAGATTATCAAAGCCAAGAGCCTGTATATATTGGAGGTCCTGTACAAGAAGACAGCCTTTATTTTATTCATACACCCGACTGTCTTGCTTCTAATACATATTGGGTAACAAATACCCTTTGTGTTACTGGTAGTGAAACAATATTGCGTGAACTTGCAAATGGAAGAGGTCCTAGTCGATGGAGATTAGCAATAGGGATAAGTTCTTGGAAGGGCGGACAACTAGAAGGTGAAATGAGTGGAGAACCGCCTTGGACACCACAGCATCGATGGTTAACACAAAAATGCCCACCTAACATACTAGAACGTCCTGTTAGTAAACTTTGGCAGGAATCAACAGCAGTTGCTATTTCAAACTCTGTAAATTCTTATTTTAATTAAAAATACGGATAATGGTATTGATGTGCTTGCGGGCATTTTTTACAGATTTCTCCGTATTCGCTATCCATTAAACGCCAACTGTTTAATATCAATTTAAAAATTTTTATCATGCTATTAGTTATGCATCAAGACCGGGTTTACCAAAGTCTATAAACTCTTTGACTTTCTTTTCGGTCATGCAGTAGATCATCTCTGGCACATTACCATCGAACTCCATTTGCATATGATTTTTGATGCTTCCTGCATTGAAGTAAACATAGTTCTTGCAGTCTTCAACTGTTTCAAACTCGGGTGTAAAATATAGGTATGTATCCTTGGCACCGTCTGGGTGAGAACCCATCATTAGCACCACTATTAACCATTTCATAATATTTTCCTCGCACTAGTATTTAGTGTAGGAAATTACTCTATTTCGAAGTTAAAATTGATTGCGATACGTTGCTTTGTATCTGTTTGTGAAACTGAACTGTGATATGTTGTACCGTCAAATATAAGCATTTTGTTTTCTTCTGCGGGTACACGTCTTGCTTCTGTAAGTTCTGTATGTTCTACATCTTCGCTCCATTTTTCTTCGTAGAATATAGTAGGACCGTTACAAGTTGTAAGATAATATAGTGCTGTCATGTGCGGTTGTTTAAAGTCTACATGACCACCGTGTTCAATTGGTGTTGGTGTTTTTGTAATTAAACCAAAACGTATTCTTAAAATGTTTTTTAATTTTAAATCTGCTTGTTCACATGCTCTTTTAAGAATGTCTTCGCATTTAACTCCTAAGAAACTTGTGGGTTCTCCAAACTCGTATGCCGTGTGTGCAAAACTGTGATCCCAATCTGCATCGTCGTCAAGATCTCTTTTAACATCACTTGTACCACGTACCCAAAACCAAGGTATGCTAGGATCGTGTCTTACTCTGCCAACGCCACTGTCAAACTCTGATTGTGGTAAAAAATTTGGTAGTACTTTAAACATTTAATCCTCTGTGTTTAAACTCTTAAGCATGTCACGTAGTTTAGTACTTTGTGCTTTACCGCTAATCTTTCCAACAGTATCACCATCGCCTGGCTCGCGTAGTGCAGTTTCTTCTCCTGCATCATGATGTGATTCTAATACTGTGCTAGTCTTTTTAAGATTGTTTACAATGGTGCTTGATTGAGTTTGATAATTATTTTGTTCGTCTTCTGCAAGATCTCTAATACGCAAACTATCCACATCAAACTCTAGATCTACTTTTTGTCCTACACCGCTCGATGAACGTGTTTTCATAAACTGTATTTGATAACGTCCACGTTCTTTCATAGCACGGCTTGTAAAGATACCAATCACGTTATCAGCAGTTTGAATCTTACTAAGTCCGCCTGAAATGTGTGAATGATCAAATTCAATTTCTTCAACCGCCGCTCTGTTTAACTGCGATGCTGTTACAAATACACAACCTAGTTCCATTGCCAAGTTACGTAGTTCTTCTGATACATATTTGTCTTTTACAAACAAATCACTTGGCGATACTTTAACACTTAGTGGCATCATCAAATCTAGGTAGTCAATTAACAATACATCTGGCTTGCACTTGTTTTTAATTGACCATTCTTTAACATAACTACGCAGGTCATTTGCATTCTTACCACTTGGCATATACTTGATTTGTATCTTGCCTGACTTCTTGCCCATCATTCTAACTTTCATTTCTACATCATCAAGACTTTTAAAAATCTCTCTTGTAGCAATACCTGTAAGCATACTGTCAATACGCATTGCTGTTAGTGCTTCTGAAAGTTCTAAACTAATGTACAACACGTTCATGCCTTCTGTTGCAAAGTTTACAGCCATGTTCTGCAAGAACAAACTTTTACCTGCACCCGAACCACCTGCAAAAATGTTTAGTTCGCCTCTGTTAAAACCACCAAACAATTTCTTGTCAATGCTTGGCCAACCTGTGCTTACCTGTCCGTTGTTATCTTTTAATCCTTCAAGTCTTGCTCTAGGATCAGCAAAGTAGTCTGTACCCATATCTTTTGCAAGACCAATTTGAATTGCTTCTTTAATCATGCCTTCAATAGGACCATACTCGCCCTTTTCAAGTAAGTCAGCACCTTTTAGAATTGCACGTTCTAGTGCTTTGTGTCTGCTAAACTTTTCAAATGTATCCAATAACCAATCTGTATGTTCTTGTCCTACCGCACTAGCATCTTTTAAATTTGTTTGGCATGCACTGTTAACAATATCAAGTTCAGGCATAACTTTATATTCGTCAACATACTTCTTGATAAACTCTGCACCTTCACGTAGTTTTTGATCAAAGTTTTCGCTTTCAAAGATGCCTTGACATCTTACAAATG